ATGAGCACATATAGAGATAAAAAAACAAACCTAACTTTAGCTATCCTTGGGGATTTAATAGAGGGATCCGAGGAGGCTATAGCCTTTCCTATTACTTTTGTGGTCGGCGGTCAAATTATTACAGGTACAATGATTAGCGAAAAAGAATTTTATAATCTTGAGGAAAATTCAGCACTAAAACATATTCATGACTTAATTATAAAGGAAAAATCCGCATTTTTTAATGAAGATGGCACATTCATAAAAGATGATATTACAGATGAAGAAATTGAAAAAATTCCAGACACTCTTTGGCAGAGGTTTATTTACTTAAAGGATGCTAGGTATATGGCTGGAAGTTCATTTATTCCAAGTGAAGTGAATAAAGGATCTGCTATTCAGGTTCGAGCAGCAGATATAGTCGCTTTTAATTTTGGTACATTTAGCAGCTCTAAGAACGAATAATTTTAACGCTGTTTTTGTGCTTTAACCCCTTTGCTATAATATTTTTTAACTTAGCTATTTCCGTAAGACTTGTTGCACTAATTTCTATACTCGTTACACCCATAACAAACTCCAAACAACCCATCCCTGTGATGGGTTTTCTTTTGTCTATTAAAGCATATTTAAACCTATTTTTAACTATTTTCCACCTATGGTTTAAATTTATCTTGCTTTCTATTTATACCTTTGGTTTAATAATTTCATCGAAACAACAAAAAGCCCCAGCGTTGCGGTAACAACCTGGAGCGTGACCCATCACCCTACTGAGTGAAATTATTATGAATGCAAAATTGACTCCACACAATAGCTTCAAGGTAACTCTTGTTGCTACTGCCTTAACTGTAAGCGCATTGGCGTTTGGATGGTGTGCTGACTTTGGTACTAGCCAAGCAGCTCCAGCTCAAAACATTCAATCAGAATACGGCATCGTATCTTTAAAAATGCTTGACGACGTACGCGGTGAAGCAATCCTGAATCTTGATGGCTTTCGTTTGGAAATCACTTCGTTTGAAGTTGCAGCACATCCAGACGACTACGGTGTGCCAGGTTCCGAGTTCACCAATGTAGAAGTAATAGAACTTGGTGAAATCAAGGTATTCGATGCCAATGGCAATCCATATAACGACTTCACTGATTATCAGGATCACCGCGAAATCAATGCAATGATCGCCGGCCACATCATGAAACACCGTCTGGTGGAGGTGCAGTCATGATTCTTAAATCTGCCGATCAAATCTTTGAAGCACTTTTGAATGGCCAGCTGGTTTACTGGTGTGAATATGGCTCTGATGATTGGTCCCCGCTTAATGACCAAGCACAAGTTAATTTTGCTGATCTTTACACTGGTTTCCTACAATTCAAAGCAGATGAACTACCTGTCATTCCAATGCCAGTAGAGTTTGGCTCAACTCATCGTTACTTCTCTGAATACATCAAGACCTTTGAAGGACTTGAGATTTACAGGGTTGGTAAAAATCGGGTGAGCTACTTCGCTTTACGTATCAAAAGCTCAGGAACTATTGCTGACTATTTCTGCAATACGTTGATTTACTCCATCCAACCTGAAGGCTCCCTGAAGAAAATGGATAAGTCTACAGCTCCACAGTGGATTCTAGATGGTTTGGAAAATGCGCGAGTCGCCATGCGCAAAAATAAACGACATCAAGTTTTAGAAAGTACCGGCTTCTTTGGGTCTGAGGACTATAAGAACTTTAAACGCAAAAACCGTCAGCTAGGAGTGCGTTGAGATGGCGATTAATATTATTCCAGCGGATCAACCGCTATTGGTACAAGCCATCATCGTTTATCTGTACGCAGATCCGGGCTTGGGTAAAACATCAATTGGCTTCACCGGTGAGAAAGCAATTTCATTCGACTTTGATAAAGGTTCTCACCGTACTGGTGAACTACGTCGCGGTGCTGTAGTCCAGGTCAATCAATGGGCTGATGTGGCTAACCTGACCATGCAGGATCTAGAACCATTTAAAACGATTGTGATTGATACCGTTGGCGCAATGCTTGAAAGCATTAAGACTCACCTATTGCTAAACAGTACAAACAAGCAAAAAGATGGCTCTTTAAAACTTAAGGCCCAAGGCTTGGCCAATAACATCTTCAAGCAATACGTGAATACGCTAATTGCTTCAGGTAAAGACGTCGTTTTCATTGCCCATGCATCAGAAGACCAGAACGGTGACCAGGTGATTTACCGGCCAGATCTTGGTGGTAAGAACCGTAATGAGCTGTACCGCATTGCAGATGTAATGGGTTACCTGACCACTGTGCAAACAGGTGAAGGTAAGCATGAACGTGTGATCAGCTTTAGACCTTGCCCTACTCATCATGCCAAAAATGCAGGTGGTTTGGGTGGTGAAACTGGTGAAGTGTGGGTTCCAGACTTAAAAGCGAATCCGTCTTTCCTGGCAGATCTCATCAAGCAGGCCAAGGACCACATCAATACCATGACACCTGAGCAGCTTGCATCAATGAAGGCTCAGGAAGATTTGGATAACTGGATCCAGAGCTGTGCTGAGGCTCAGTATGCCAGCGATCTAAACCAGCTTACTGAGTCTATCGATAAGAATCATACGTATTACAAAAATATGCGTGTTGCTCTTAAGACCAGAGCTGACGAAATGAAGTGCACCTTCGATATGCAGCGTAATGCATGGGTAGATCCTGCTGAGTTCTTTGGCATCAATGACCAACAACTGGCTGAGCTTCAGGACTTCATCGATACACGTGGCTTAGATGCCAAAACCATATGTGAGCATCTAGGTATCGATGCACTTAATCAAATTGAAGCCAGCAAACTGGTGGCTGTACAACAAGAAATTGAACAATTAGCAAAGGAAACTATTAACGCATGAAAGCAATAATTTTGGACACGGAAACTCATACGATTAATGGTTTCCCTATTGAAATCGCATACGCACCTTGCTCTTTTGAGCAAGGTAACTTGGGGTTTGATCAAAGCCAGATATTTGATGAGTTCTACTCATGTCCTGAGCCAATCGCTTACGGTGCAATGGCAGTGCATCACATCCTGGAAGCTGACATCGAGGGCAAGCCAAGCTTTGATACTTTCCACTTACCTGAAGATGTGGATTGCTTGATTGGCCATAACATCAATTACGACATTGAGGCGATCCGTAAATGTGGTACGGATGTTCCTGAAAAATCGATCTGTACTTTAGCTCTGGCTCGTTTCACATGGCCAGAACTGGAAACTCACACCCTGAGCGCCCTGTTCTATTTTGTGAGCTCAGACAAGGAAAAAGCACGTAATTACCTGCGTAATGCTCACAGTGCGAAGTATGACATCTGGTTCACATACATCATCCTGAAAAACATCTGTTTAAAGTTGGGTATCAAAGACATGAATTCATTGCATGTCCTATCTGAACAGGTACGCACTCCAAATGTAATGCCTTATGGCAAACATAAAGGTACTCCATTAAAAGAGGTTCCAAAGGACTATGTGAAATGGATGCTTACCACTGATATTGACCCTTATTTACGTAAAGCACTGGAGGCTGCGGCATGATTTTCAAAATTAAAAAGAAACATGAAGCTGGTTTTAAGCTGTGGCTCGAAAAGCTGGGTTATTCCAAGAAAGAACTTGCAGATGGTAGCTCTACTTTCTCAGGCAAAGGTACACGCAAATCACTGAGCTATGTGTTTTTAAAGAATGATTTAACAGGTAATGCAGCATGCCAAGTGTTATTCGATGAATATGAAATGCACCTGCGCTGCCCGAACGTTTCGAATGAAACCAGCGAAAACTTAGCAAAGATTGTGGCTAATCGGATTATGAAGGCGGCGTGATGGATAGTACTAATCAACTAGTTAGGCCAACTCCCTATGACGATGCTCAGTTTCTCTGGTGCACCAAATGGTGTGAAGAAAAAGGTTTAAGCCCATACGATGCTAAAAACTGGGCTGATGCGAAATTTGAATATTTAAAACTGCAGGAGAAAAACAGTGACTGAAGTTCAAGAAAACATTGCTGTATCCGAAGGTCAGTAAGAAAACGTTATTGATAGATTTATTGCTGACGGTGGTTTTGATCAGGCTTTTAAGGATGTGTTTGGTTTACCGGAATCAGTACAACAAAGTTTAAAAGAGGTAACTTAATGGCTCGATACACCATCACCGTTGAAGCCGAAAGACCGCCTCAAATTATGCTGGGTCAGACTATCGGTGGTGCAACGGTGAAGGAGCTTAAAGAGGTTGAAGTCGAACTGGTTTCAGCTTCTTATCTGGCTCAAAAATACAATCTGTCAGTGACCACGATTCGAGAAAAATTAGTTTCGATCAATCAAGGCACACAAGGCAAGGCGCTATACAATCCAAAGTTGGCCCATGACCTGCTGACAACCAAAGTTAAAGTAGGCAGACCGAGAGCTAATTAGCTCTCACTGTCGTTAAACATTTCTACCAGATCCTGAGCATCTGGATTGTAATAAGTATTCACCAGCATTGAGATAGTTTTGTGGCCTGTAATTTTGGCTAGCACTTCAACCGGTAATTTTCTCACCTTCACCATTCTAGTGATGGCTTCATGTCGTGAATCATGGAAGTTGATATGTGTAAGCCCTGCTCTTTTCTTTGCTCTCATCCATGTAGCACAACATATCTGTTTATCAATGGGCAGAAGTTTATCTGTTCCTTTAGGTAATAAAGAAAGCAGTCTTTTGGCTTCACCAGATAAAGGCACGTTTCTGGACTCGCCATTTTTTGTCATCGGTAAATGCACAAAGCCTTCTTTAATATCCTTCCTACGCATTGCCAGTATTTCACCCTGACGCATAGCAGTTTCCAGAGCAAATCGAAATGCCCATGCTACATAGTGACGTGACGTTTCTGGTGTTGTAGATCCATCCCAGCTTAACGCCTTTAGCAACAATTCTTGATCTTCTTCTGTAATACGCTGGCTTCTGGATTTTTCCTTGCTCGGCATGGTGACCGCATGCCAGACGTTAGAATCAATCAAAAACAGTTCTTTCATGGCATAGGTAAACACGGCTGAATAAATGGCGTGTTCATTCCTGAGTGTTGCTATCTTCACTTCTTTTTTACGGTTATTTCGCCATTCTGCAATGTCCGCAGGTTTGAAATCATAAATAGACTTGTCAGCTAAATTAGGCGCAATCCGATCAAGGTTTTTTATTTTGAAATTAATTGTTCTTGCAGATCGCATGTGACGACCATGCTCTTGATAGTATCTAGCACAAAGTTCCCTAAATGGATAATTCGGCTTTTCGCCTTGTTCTATTGCCTTTTTACCAGATCGAAGTTCAAGCAATTTATTATAGGCCCACTGTTCACATTCCTTCGCTGTGTCTCGGGTGGCTGAATATCTTTGCTTGTCGAAAGTGACAATGATGCGCCAGCTGGACCCTCGCTGGATGGGTTTGGGTATTTTCATTTTATTGGTGCAGATTTGGTGCAGATTACTTTGCAT